CCTACTTTTGAAGATGAGGTGGTTTTAAGTTATGCAGGTAGTACTCATACAGCTCAAATCGTTGATATAGACACGAGGAGAGGTGGTCAAGTGTATCTATATACCTTATTAGTGAGGTTCTAATGGCGAAAGGTATTTCTTATACAGAGATGAAGGCAAAGGATTTTGCCAATATGATTCGTGATGATTTAAAAGAGGAGATAGAAGTTCAACTTAATGGTTTTGTTCGTTCTGTTGTTAATGATTTATCTAATAAAGGGATGTTTACGGCAAAAGGAGGAGTTAGCCCCGTATTAACAGGCTTCTTTGCTTCTAGTTGGAAGGCTGATACCAGACGTATTACTAGAGAGAAGAAAGGGAGGGAACCTGAATGGGCAAGGATCAAATATAAGGGGAATAAGCTTTTGCCAGGTTATAGACCTCTTCTAAAACAAAGATATACAGTCCCTACAACATTTAAGATCAATAAATCTGTTTTTATAGGGAATACAGCCCAATATGCTCCGAAGGCTGTTTTATCTCCTAAATCTCAGATATTTGCTTACCTAGCAGATGGTTCAGGGACTTTTGCTGAGGGGTTAACATATAAGATTGATAGATTTTTCACCGATAAGAAACGTCCTGATATTAGAGTTGGGGGAGACTTAGACAATGCAGGTCGTATCAGCTACTTGAAACTATGACACTTGTAAACACTAGAGCTGCTTTCGAGAAAGCTGTTACTGATGCAGTATCAGATGCAAATCCTAAAGTGAAGATGGTATATGACAATGTGCCATATATAACGCCAGGGAAATCAATTTCGTATGTTGTTGTTTCTGTGAATTTCGGTCAATCAACAATGCAGAATCAAGGTGCTTCGAGTGATTATTATGTTGGTTTTATTCAATGTAGTATTTATGTTCCTAAGAATAAAGGGACTGCTGCTCTAGCAAGTATTGGTGAAGTGATTATAGATGGACTGACTTCTATCAATGCTTCTGATTATGTTGATACTTATAGTTGTAAACCAAGGGTTCAGGAAATTGTTGGGCCTGGAGGAGTTGAAGATGATGATGAATCCCATTATCTAGGTGTCATCACTTGTCAGTTTTCTGCCAATGCCTAGTATACTAATATTGTAAAGATTACTTTTTTATGGCTAAAGCCCTCGAACTGCTCCGTAATAACTTCGGAGTAAGTCAGTTATATCAACATGATGTAGTAAAGAATGGAGAGGCTCTTCTTTCTGTCTACTGGCATCCTTTGACGATTGCTGAGAGAGAATCTATTCAGAAAAAAACTAATAGTGATGATGCTAATGATTTTGCATTAGCTTTGATGATTCAAAAGGCTTTGGATTCTGAAGGTAAGAGGCTCTTTAGTGATGGAGAGAAAGCAGCTCTTAGAAGAGAAGTTGAAGCGGCTGTATTACAAGAAATCCAGTTGGCAATGCTTGAGTCTGGAACGGATAAGGAGGTAGAGGAAGCTAAAGCAGACTTGAAAAGCTAGAGGAGAAGTACGTTTTGTTTATTCTTTAGCAAAAGAGTTAGGCAAGACAGTAGCAGAATTAAATCAGACTCTTACACGAGAAGAGTTGATAAATTGGGCTGCATTTTTCTCTCTTCAAAATGAAGAAATGGAAAGAGATAGAGAAGCAAGACAAAGAGGTGCTGCTAGTCGAACACAAACAAGGTAAGCTAGGGATAGTTTTTGTTCTCAAGAGGGTTTGGCTAGTTATACCCGCTTAATTGAATTTAAGGTTAAGGATACCGAGTTAAATCGTGCTGTAAATAAACTCAGCAAGACATTAGATCGTATTGATAAATCTTTAGTAGGTATAGATAAGAAATTAGATCATATTGCAAAACAAGGATTTGGAGGAATTGCAAAGGAGGCTATTAAGGCTGAAAAGTCTGTTGGCAAATTAGCTAAATCAGTAAAGAGCATGTCTGGGCCGCAAGGGTTTACCAGAATGCTTACTGGAGCGGCTCTTGGAGGAATAATTGGGAAAAGAGGAGACATTGCTGATGCTGTTGTAAGGCTAGGCGCACTTGATGCTGCAATAAGGGTTTTAACCAAGGGGAATGCAGGATTCCCAGCTCTGAGTAGAAAACTTATAGAAGCAACAACTGCTTTGACTGGTTTTACACTTGCACATGCTGGTGCGATCACTGGTGTGGTTGGTGGTAGTGCTGCAATACTTACGGGTACGAAATTCTTCTATGACTTAGGGAAAGGTGTAAGACAAGCAGAAGCTAATATGATTGACTTTATTAGAACTTCTAGGCAACTAGGAGTAGGTAAAGGATTAAGATCTCTGTTCCCGAAAGGCTCTTTATGGGGTGGTGATGAGAGGGATACTAGCTCTATGCCGTTTGCTGGAGACAAGGCAGCAGCAGCAGTTGATAAAGAGTTAGGGAGGACATTTTCAGGTCAAACATCTCCTGTAACAGGATATGGGGCGATAGGAAGCCTTGATACAAAGAGAAAAGCACTAGCACAGACGCAGCAGGTACAGGAAAAATTAGTCGCATTAACAGGCAAGCACCTTCAGGCAAGTATTCAAGTCAGGAAGGCAATGATTGGATATAATCTTGAGTTAGCAAAAACAAAGGCAGTTCAAGGTTTTGTAACAGCAGATCTTTGGGCTATGCAGAAGGCATGGCAAGGAATTGTTTCAACGATGAAGGGTGCAGGGAATCTAATAGGTGGAATATTTGGAGGAAAGTTTGGAGGAGCAGGGAAAGGTCTTGGTGTTATAACTTTGAGTCGTAGTATCGAAATATTAACAGGGAAATTAGGATTCTTAAATAAGGCTTGGATTGAAAATATAAACAAGATCGCCTTATGGTCAGCTAGAGCTAGTGAAGCGATAACAGCCGTCAATGTTGCTTATAGTATTTTAAGTACAGGGTTAAACGCTGCGAGTTGGACTGCTGGTGCTATTAAAGGTTTTGTCGATTTTGAAAAACAAGCTGTCCTAAGTCTTAACGGAGTAAATGCTGCAAGAAGGAATTTAGATAAGGAAATGTCTAGTTGGTTGTCTAAAAACAAGCCAGGTTTCGGGAAGAAAGGTGGGAGCATAGGTCCGACACAAAACAAAGGTGGTTTCCTTGAAACTATATTTGGCCCCATTGGTCTGATGATGGGTGACAGGATGAGTGATGAGTTACAGGGAATATATGGCGGAGAATCTAAATTCAAAGATAGAACTCCTTTAATGAAAAGACTGGAGGATAACTTAGCTAATGCAAGACAAGAATTATCTAAATTACATTCAACTAGCGATAAATTTAGAAGTCAACTTGTAAAAGTTGTTCAATTAGAAGAACGAATAAATAAAGAAATAGCAAAGAGAAAAGAGTTATACAAGCAGATTAGTCCTACAGAGCTTGCTAAAGCTGAAGCAAAGGAGAAAGAAGAAAGTATTAAACGAGGAAATAAATTAAGAGCAGATGCAGATAAGAAGATTAAAGCATCAGCATTAGATAGATATAAAGAAATTCAGAATAGATGGGAGTTAGAAGCAAGTAATCATCGTAAGGAAGTTCAAAGAATTAATGAAAGGAATCGACTTGCAAAACAACGAAGAGCAGATAGAGGAGCTGCACTAGGCAGATTTGGCGAGAATGTAATGCTTGGAGCAGGTTTCCCAATGTTATTTGGGGGTGGCCCTGGGGCTGTAGCTGGTGGGCTTACTGGTGCGGTTGGGCAATCTTTAATGGGATCTAAAGGCTTCGGTATGCAGATACTCTTTAGTGCTTTAGGTCAGCAGGTAGATGCTTTCGTTGGTAAAACTGCTGAACTAGGCAAGGCATTTAACGCATTAAATCCTGATGTTGATGCTGTTATTGGTGCTTTAGGCGAAACAAATACTGCTTATGGGAAGCACTTAGAAATGCTTAAGAAGATAAAAGGAGAGGCTGCTGCTATGGCTGCTGCAACTGAAAAACTAGCTCAATTAATAGGTCAGAAAGGGGTAAACAGCTTTAAGCAGTTTGGTAATGATGCTCAAGACTTTGGTAATGAAATGGGTAAAGCTTTTACCTTAATAAGAGCTTCTGTTGCTGAATTGATAAATAATTCGGGGGTATTGCTCGGTTTAACGCAGAAACTATCAAAATCAAATAGATTCTCTCAGTTTGAAAGAAGAGTCAGTGATATACAGGCGTCTGGTAAATCATGGGGAGATATGAATGAGAATGAAAAGTCGATAATGAATTTACATGGTGAAAGGCAGTTGGTGGAGCAAAATGTGGGTGGTAGCAAATGGAAGCAGAAAGTTAGGGAAATGGTGGTTACAGGTCTGATACCTAAAGGTATGGGAAGAGAATTTTTGAGCAGATCTCCTAATCAAAGAAAAGGCCTTACAGCAGTTGATAATGATATAGATGCTTTGATGAAGAATATAAACAAGGGAGAGACTGGTAATCTTTTAGGTTCAGGTGCAGATAAACTTTATTCTCTTGATAAAAAGAAACAAGATCTTGAACGTATTATCGAGTTGGGAACAGTAGAGGCAGGGATACAGCAACAAATAGCTGAAGAAGTCGCAGCACAAGGTTTTACGTTGGAAACAATAGACGCTGATCTTCTCGAAGTTATTAAGAAAAAAGTAAGAGATTTAGAAATCACAAAGGAGCAAGCTGCTGAAGTTGTAAAACTTGAAAATATTTATAAGCAGATAGCTCAAACAATAGAAGATGGTTTAGTTAATGCAATTGAAGGTGCAATTGATGGAACAAAAACTCTAGGGCAAGTAGCAAGTAGTGTCTTTAGACAAATAGGAAGGATGATGCTTCAGTACGGAGTTAATTCTCTTATGGGATCATTGCCTGGGAAGATGGGGGAATATTTCAGTAAGAGAGCAGCAGGTGGCCCTGTAACAGGTGATACTCCTTACATTGTTGGAGAGAAAGGACCAGAGCTTTTTGTTCCTAATTCAAGCGGTAATATCGTCCCAAATCATGCAATGGGAGGTTCAATGGTTGTTAATGTAGATGCTTCTGGTTCGTCAGCAGAAGGGGATGATGATAGAAGTAGACAGTTAGGAGAACTTATTGGTGCTGCTGTTCAATCAGAAATTATTAGACAGCAAAGACCTGGAGGCACACTTTATTAATCATGGCTAATTTCCCTGCAATTACTCCAACATACGGAGCAGCAAAGACGAGCAAACCAAATATGAGACAGGTTCAATTTGGTGATGGTTACGCTCAAGTTATACGCTTTGGTCTTAATCAGAATCCAAAGACATGGAGTTTAAGGTGGGAAATTTCTGAGACAGATGCAGATACGATAGAAACCTTTTTAAATGCTAGAGCTGATGATGGTGCGACTTTTGGTTGGACACCATTAGATTCTTCTACTGCTTATAAGTGGCGTTGTTTTACTTGGACTAAATCATTAATTTATAAGAATAGAGTTTCTCTTAAAGCAACATTCGTTCAGTATTTTGAACCATAAATGGTAGTAGCAGCTTGGTCACAGAACACCGCATATAATCTCGGTGATATAAGAAGACCTTCTTTAGTTCCTGTAGATGGTCTATTTTTTAAAGTTACAACGGCTGGAACGAGTGCTGCAACGGAACCTGTATGGGCAAGAAGTATAAGTGAAACAACCGCAGATGGTACTGTTGTTTGGACTGCAATTAGTAGCGTATATGAAGACGTTTCAACATTAGCTCCAAATACAATTATTGAGCTATTTGAGATGCAATTAAGTAACGATTTGCATGGTAGTACAGATACATATAGGTGGCATAATGGCTGTAATGCTAATGTATCTGATAACATTACTTTCGCGTCACAAGCTTATACAAGGCAACCTATAGAGGCTAAAGGATTCAGGTATTCAACTCAAGGTACTCTTCCTAGACCAACTTTAACAATTGCAAATACTGGAAGTGTTATGACAACACTACTACTTCTAGTAAATGATATAACTGTGGGTAATGATCTTGGAGGAGCAACAGTTAGACGAATAAGAACATTGAAGAAGTTTTTAGATGGAGAATCTGATGCTGATCCAAACGCACGTTTCCCTACGGAGATTTGGTACGTTGACAGGAAAGCTTCTGAAAATAGAAACGCTGTTGTTTTTGAACTTGCTAGTGAGTTCGACCTACCTAATACAAGTGTTCCACGAAGGCAATTAATAGGAAATATTTGTCAGTGGGCTTATCGTTCTACTGAATGTTCTTATTCTGGTAGTAATTATTGGAAGGCAGATGATTCTGTCGCAACTTCTTTAGCTCAAGATAAATGTGGCAAACGTGTAAGTTCTTGTAAATTAAGGTTTGGAGCTAATGGTGAGTTACCATTTGGCTCTTTCCCCACCGCAGGAAGAACACAATGAAACTATCGGAAGCGATCCAAGAGAAAGCTCTCGTACATGCTAAAGAAGATTTCCCTAGAGAAAGCGTTGGTTTGATTCATATTGTTAAGGGACGAGAGAAGTATTTCCCCTGTAAGAACATTGCTGACGAGCAGGATTTACATTTTGTTTTAAATCCAGACGATTACATTAAGGCAGAAGAAAAGGGTGAAATTGTGGGTGTTATTCATAGTCATCCAATAACAAATCATGCTCCTAGTCCTGCTGATTTAGTTGCATGTGAGAAGTCTGGGTTACCTTGGCACGTTATCAATCCACAAACAGGATTATGGGGGTATTGTGAACCATCAGGATACGAGTTGCCTTATGTTGGTAGGCAGTTTTTTCATGGGATTATTGATTGTTATAGTCTTATTAGAGATTTTTATAAGCGTGAATTTAATATAGAGCTAACGGATTATCAGAGAAGAAATCAATGGTGGTACAAAGGCGAGAATATGTATTTAGATCATTTCAAAGATGAAGGCTTCATAGAAATACCTGCGGAAGAGATCGAATATGGATCTGTTATTTTGATGCACTTAGAAGCTGAAGTACCTAATCACGGAGGTATCTATATTGGAGATGGCATGGTTTTACACCATGTTCAGGATAGACTGAGTTCACGAGATCTTTATGGTGGCTTTTATCAAAAAAGCACCGCTAAAATCCTTAAACATGAAAGTCGTTAAAGTTTACGGAGAATTAAAGAAACGATTAGGTCAAGGTCGTTTTGAATTTGATGTAGCTACACCTGCCGAAGCTATAAGAGCTTTATGTGCAAACTTTCCTGGGCTACAGAAGTGGATTATTGATAGTGAACAGGATGGGGTTGGATTCAAAGTAAAAGTTGGGAAGGAATCTATAGAAGAAGATAATTTAGAGAATCTTCATTTCCCTTGGAGTGAAAGGGATGTATTTAGTATTACGCCTGTTCTAACTGGTGCTGGTAGGGGATTCGGGAAGATTTTGATAGGTGCTTTGTTGATTGGTGCGGCAATTATGTTTCCAGGTGCTCAGTTTGGATTAGGAGGGTTTAAGGCTGCCGCTGGATTTAGTGGTTTTCAAGCCGCTATAGGACAGATTGGAATAGCTGTAACACTCATGGGTGTAGCGGAGATGTTATCTCCTGTTCCACCTGGCCCACCTGGAGATCCTGAAAACTTAGAAAGTACTGGTTTCAGCGGGATTGTCAATACAGCCAAAATAGGTACTCCAGTACCAATTGCATACGGAAGGCTTTTCGTCGGAAGCTCAGTCATATCAAGTGGTCTTGATGTCGATCAATTAGTCTAATGCAACACATTCGAGGTGCTGGTGGTGGTGATAAAGGCGGTGGGGGACATATCCCTACAGAGGCCGATGATTCTCTCCAATCGGCTCAATATGCAACTGTTTTAGATCTGCTTTCGGAAGGAGAAATAGGAGGCTTAGACGATGGTTATAAATCAATATATCTTGATGGAACGCCTGTACTTGATGCAGGAGGAAACGCTAATTTCTCTGGTTATACGATATATACAAGACAAGGGACTCAAGGCCAAGTATCTGTAGCAGCACTAGATGGTTCAGAATCCGAACAATCTGTTAGTGCAGAAGTTACTTATGCGGGTCCAGTTGTTAGACAAATTACTAATACAAATACAAATAGAGCAAGAGTTACATTAAGACTTCCTTCTCTTCGTCTAATAGAAGATGACGGAGATATTGTTGGTAATGCAGTTACAATTAAAATTGAAGTTCAATATAATGGTGGTGGATATAGTTTAGTTACACAGGATGAGATAAAAGGTAAATCTAGTAATGTTTATATGCGTGATTATTTATTCTCTTTAACAGGTGCTTTCCCTGTAGACATCAAGGTTTCGAGAGTTAGTGTTGATGATGTTGGCTCAAAGCAAGAGAGTAAAACATTCTGGGCAAGTTATACAGAAATAGTTGATGAAAAATTTAGTTATCCTAATAGTGCCTTAATGTATTTAAGGTTTGATTCCAGGCAGTTTAATAATATTCCCTCTCGTAAATATTTAATTAGAGGGATGAAAATAAAACTCCCATCTAATGCTTCTGTTGACACAACAACTCATTTGGGGCGTGTTACTTATAGTGGTGTTTGGAACGGTACGTTCGGAGCAGCTACATGGTGTAATGATCCTGCTTGGTGTTTATATGATCTATTAACTTCTAGTCGTTATGGTCCTGGTATTCCTGAAAGTACGCTTGATAAGTGGGATTTCTATGCCATTTCTCAATACTGTAATGGGTTAGTTTCAGATGGGAAAGGTGGTCAGGAACCAAGATTTGCCTGTAATTTATTAATTAACTCTAGAAAAGATGTATATAGAGTGATTATGGAAATGACCTCTTTATTTAGAGGTATGAGTTATTACGGTGCTGGTAGTTTGGCGGTAATGCAAGATAAGCCTGTTGATTCACAGTATTTATTAGGTCCATCCAATGTAATCAATGGTGACTTTGAATATACAGGAGTATCTCAAAAAGCTAGACATACAACGATATCAGTTTCATACCAGACGTATGAGGGGCTAGGTGATGTCATGGTTGAACATGTTGAAGATGCTGATGCTGTAGCGAAATATGGAATTATTAACAAGGACGTAAGGGCATTAGGCTGCTATTCACAAGGTCAAGCTCATCGTATGGGTTTATGGACTTTAAAATCTGAGCAGTTATTAACTCAAACATGTACTTTCGCTGTTGGATTAGATAGTGGGATTGTTCTAAGACCAGGAATGGTTATTGATATTGCTGATCCTGTAAGAGCAGGCACTAGAAGATCAGGACGTATTGGGGCCGGCTCAACAACAACAGTTATTAATATTGATAGCAGTGAAGATTTCTCTGTTGATTTAACCAAGAGTCCAACACTATCTGTCATCTTGCCGACAGGTGTTTTAGAAACAAAAACGATTAACAACTACGCTCCAAATGCAGCTCCTCCGACTATTACTGTTTCTTCTGCCTTCAGTGAAGCTCCTAATGATGAATCTGTATATTTAATACAAACAAGTGACGTCCAATCTCAACAGTATCGAATACTTAGTGTTGCAGAAGGTCAGGATGGAGTTTCTTCTGTAACAGCCCTTCAATACAATAGTTCTATCTATGCTTCTGTTGATTCAGGCGACGATATTATTCTTAGAGATATTAGTAATTTAAGTGCCGCACCTGATCCAGTAACAGACATAGAAGGAGAAGAATTTCTTTATTCAGATGGTCAAGGTGTCTTCGTTGGTTGTGATTTAAGTTGGCAACATAATCGTAAGAGAGTTACAGGGTTCAGAGTTACTTATCGAGTTGATAATGATAACTGGGCAACAATTACAACAGCTTCTCCATCAGTTAGCTTGAGACAGGGTGGAAACTTTGGTGCGTTAAGAGCTGGAACATTACAAGTACAGCTCCAGGCTGTTAACTACTTAAACAAGGGAAGCACCATTGCAACATTTACAAAGGCTTTAGCTGGTAAAACAGCAGCCCCAGGGGATGTTGCTAATTTCACAATGATCCCGACGAATGGATTGGCTCGTTTGCAATGGACTCAATCAAGTGATCTTGATGTTGTTGTTGGTGGTCTAGTCAGGATTAGGCACTCACCTGCTTTGTCTGGTGTTACATGGGCTAATGCTTCGAGTATTCACAGTGACTTAACAGGTACAGCGAAGGAAGCTTATTGTGATTTAAAATCTGGTACTTACTTAGCAAAGTTTGTTGATTCAGGTGGACGTACAAGTGTAAATACAGCGATTGTTGAATTTACAAAGCCTGTATTAGACAATTTAACTAATATCAATACTCAGACAGAAGACACAAGCTTCTCTGGTACGAAGACAGATTTAGTCGTTGCTAGTAATGAGTTGTTAAACGCTGCTGATGGATCGAACTGGGAGACGACAGGAACTTATTTATTCACTAATAATCCAATTGATTTAGGTGATGTATTCAATGTTCAACTTGATAGTACGTTGAAAGTCAGAGGTTTCTTCCCTGGCAACCCATATATTGACACCTTCTCAAATTTCGATGCAATTGCAGACTTTGATGGTGCAACACCTGCTACTTGTAATGCAGAACTATATGTAAGAACAACACAAACTGATCCAAGCAGTTCTCCTACATGGACATCATGGAGGCCATTTAATAATGCTCAATTCTCTGCTAGAGGGTATGAATTAAAGTTGGAAGTTACTACTGGTGGTGATGACTCTGCTCGTATTGCAATTGAACAATTAAGAGTTGCTTCTAACGCTCCAACAAGAACAATTACTGGCACTGGGACGTCATCTGCTAGTGGAAATGTAACTGTCACTTTCCCTAATAAATTCAATGCTACACCTGCTATTGGGATAACCATGAGTACAACAAGTAGTGGTGACTATTACACGATTGCTAGTAGTTCTGGTTCCGCTTTTACCATTTCCATTTACAATAGTGGAGGAACCCCCCAAGCACGTTCATTCCACTGGACTGCTACTGGCTACGGAAAAGGTAACTAATGGCTCAGTCAGACCAAATTATTGCGAATGATACAGGGGCCAATGTAAGGGCCGACATTAATAGCAACCTTGC